GTATATAATCCCTAATTAAACTTTCTTCTAAAGCATTTAGAGTAGCGTTTTGTACAGCACTTGAAAGGTAGTCATAAAAACTTGATCCCAAAATCTTTTGTAGATGAGTTTCTTGTGCTTTTATTATATATGGTGTCAATTTGTCATCATCAACATTTTGTTCAATTGCAGTATTTGCTTTTAAATACTGAGTGCTTATAAATTTAACTATGGCCATTATAATTGTGATTTTTTAAGTATAACTTTTTCTGAAAATGTTGTTGATAATATTTCATTCAACACTTCTTCCATTTGAGTTTGACGAGGTGATATGTAATCTTTTTGAAATTCTGCGCTTAAAGCAGCTCTTTCTTCTGTGCTTCCAAGTTTTCCTGGTGTTAAAATAATCATTTGTGGAGGGATTTCAGCTCCTGAAACAATAGAATAATCTACTTGTTCCATCAACATAATAAAACGCTCATCAGAATCATTTAATTGAATAGGAATGAGCTCAGGTTTTTGATCTGTTCCGTCTGAATATGTCAATATTATTTTTCCAGCATTTTCCGTTCCAGCAAAGTTCTTTTTAAATTCTTTAAAAAATACATCTTGTTCTTCTTCTGAAGGAATACCAGTGCTGAAGTTTAATAAAAAAGATGGCGCATAACCTTGCTTTGCTTGATTAAGATGGAAACGTGAAATTTCATATCCAAGCTCAATCCAATTCATAGAAGTTGAATAACCTACAATTGGGTATAAACCATCAGCAGAAGGGTTGTATTCTGTATAAAAATAGATTTGTTTACCTTGTTTTAAAAATGGATTAAACATTCTAATTAACTCAGGTGTATATTCTTCTTTTTTTATTTGATTCCAATCATTGGAGAACCAAACATAAGGGAATTTAATTTCATCAGTTTGAATTCCGATCCTTAGTTTGTGGAAAGGAATATGGTTTATACTAGTGATTTTAGAACCCTCATTATTCCAAATAACTTCTAATGCAAAACCGTTGAATAATTCGTAATCAAGAGTTGCTTTTTTTACTTCTCTTTCTAATTTATTTTTATCTACAAATGAAGCAAGTGATGGATCAACAATAGATTCAAATCCCTGCCCACTTATAAGCTTTGTTTTTTTATTAATAATATTTTTATGTAGCGATGCTCCATAATTATTATATAGATCAAGCAAATATTGAGGATATTTATTTTCCTTTCCCCATTCAATAAAACTTAATTTTTTATTATAAGTATATGTTGGGGCTACATATGCCTGATTGAAGTTGAATATTTTTAAAAACTTTTTTTCTTGTTCCATTATTCAAATGTTATAATTGTTTTTGGTGAATTAAATGTTGTTGCTGTAATTGTTGGATTTGAAACTTTTAATAATCCTGTTTCAACTATTGTTAATCCGCTTATAGAAGTTCCACTTGTTAAAGGTGTTTGATAAATTGAATAGTCATAAGTTGATCCTGCTTCTAAATTTATTTTTGCATTTTCCAAATCTTGATTTGCTAAAGAAACTTCATCTAAAACAAATTTATCGTATCTTTCAATATTTGGAGAAGTATTACCACTTAAGCGTACAACAGTTGTATTCATATTATCATTTGAGCGTAATGCCAATAAATAATAAGCTGGATCAATTGTTGTTTTTTCAGTTACTGTTACAACAAGATTATTTGAGCTATTTTTTTGTATCTTTAACATATTTTTATACACTTTATACTAATAAATATGAATTATACTTTTTTGTTCAAATAAAAAAAAAGCGGCTAATCACCAGGAAGATGAAAGCCGCTTTTCAAGGAAGGAAATTTATTATGCTCCTACTGGTATTGAAGAACCAATTAATGAACCATTAATTAAGTATACTCCAGATTGAGATTTGAAAGTGAAACTTAAAGTAGCACCATTTAAATCTGCCATTGCAGTACCTAAAGATGCAGTACCTTCTGTTGCTCTACCTGCAGATTCAACTCCAGCAATATAGTAAAGCCCAGCATTTGATTTAACAATTGCAACAATTGGTGCTTTACCTAAAGCAAGAACGCTGTTTCTTAATTCAGAATCAAGGTTTGTAAATTTAACTGAAAGAACTGATTCGTAGTGAACCGATCCATTTTCTCTTGTATATACACCAGTTTGTGTTAAACCAGCGTATTCCATATCTTGCTCGAACAGGTAAACTGTTCAAGCGGATGTTGCTCAAGTAGCAGCAGCACTATATGTACCAATCCATACCTTCTCAACACCACCAACAGATGCACATCCTAAATCATATCCGTTATCTATAATACAACTCATTTTTATTAGTATTTTTTTTGTTAATAATCTTTTAAAAAAGGGCGAGCTAATTTATCAACTCGCCCTTAGAAAATATATGTCAATTTATTTTGGTTATTATGCCAATTTAAATCTTACAACGAATTCTGGGAAAGCAACTTGTACACCCATTTTTCCTTTGAATCTGAATCTCACCTCATCGTTATCTTCTGAGTAGAAAATTGAGAAGTTTTCGAAGTCATTTAAAAGATCAGTTCCAAAGTACATATTAGCACCTCTTGATAAGTACATTCTGTTTGTACCATTTAATCCTCTTACTGCAACAACTTTTACGTTTGTTCCTGGAACGATTTGAGAGAAATTTTCTCCTTGGTTTTCAGCTCCTGTGTAGTGGAATAAATTTTCATTTCTTAATGCTAAAGCATAAGTTCTGTATAAATCATATCCAACAAATAAAACTAAATCATCAGCATCGATGATATCAGCTGGAATAGCAGCAACCATAGCATCTACCAATCCGATGATATTTGCAGCTGTAATTGCAGTTGCAGAAGAAGTATTACCATTTACAGTTGAAGCAGAAGCAGCAGTGTTTTCAAACAATCTGATGAATCCATTACAAAGGTTGTAAGAAGGATAAGCTGGAGAACCACCTTTCCAGATGTAGTCATCAACTAAAGCTTGAACTTTGTCAGCTTTTTCCTCAGCAAAAATTTGCTCAAAAGGAATATCAGTATTGTAAGAACCAGGATTCATCAATACTTGTGTATAATAAGATTCTAATGTATCTAAACAGATAGATTCATTTATTTTAACTGGACACACATCGATATTTCTTTGTGATAAAGCAGTTGTACCTGCAGCATTCCATCCACACCCTCCCGCTTGTAGCGTAAGCGTAGAATCGATAATGTTAATTGCAGCAGATGATTTGATATCTGGTTGAACAGTAATGAACTGAAGAGTTCTACCACCCAATACAGATTTTTTGATTAAAGGCAGTTTATTTTCATCTGTATAAACTGCTAATCCTGAAACATTTAAACTCATTTGTTAAATTTTTTAGTTAATTAATATATTTATTATTTTCTTCCGAAGAATTCTAGTTTTTCTGCTCTATCCACTTTTTTGAAATCAACTTTTGTTTTAGTTGGTTCTGCAGAAGGAGCAGATGCGAATTTTTCAATTCTTTGTTTTAATTCAATATTTTCATTTTGTATCAATTCAAATTGAGATTTTAAATCTTTAACTTGACTGATAAGTTCTTTTAAGTTGTTAACAACACCTTGAACATCTTTTTCTTCTGTTACTGTTTCTTCTACGAAAGTTTCTTCCAAATCTTCTTCTACATCATCAGATTCAACCATTTCAGTTAAAACTCCATTAGTAACAGTAACTTTAATTCCACCTTCCAAAAGATGTTCTCCATCTGGTGCAGGTTCAGTTAAAGCTTCATCTAAGAATAATTTTGTTTCACCAACTACAAGATCAGTTCCATCGTAGTAAATAGCAACACCATCTGTTCTCATTACATTTGCCATTTGCTCACTTACTGAAACTGGTGTAATTCCTGTAATTATTCCACCAGCAACTGAAATCATTGTTCCATCCTCAAGTGTATATTCTCCGTCAGAAACAGGAACTTCTCCACTTTCGTTTATTTCAACAACTGTTGCATCAACAGCTAAATCAGAAACTCTTAATATCATTCCATCAACTGTTTTAACATCTACAAACTTAACGTCTATAGTTTCTGCTTCAGTTTTTTGAATTGATTCATCTTCTGAGAATAACTCTTTTATTTTTGTTATTAAACCCATATGTTTTTATTTATAAATATTATTTAGTTATATATTGTTTAGTACTTTTTTAATTTCAGCTTCTTTTTCACTATCTGAAAGCATTTCATTAAACGCTATATCTTTTATATCATTTAATATTTTTTCTTCGTTTACAATAGCTGAAAAAGCTTCTTGAATTTTAGCATTTATTTCAATTGAAAAACCTTTAAATTGTGGATTAGCTTTAAGGGCTTCATATTGTTCTTTATCTTTTACCCAATAAGTTGTAATCCAAGATCCTTGTGGAGCATCTTTGAACAGCGGAGATTCAACTCTACCTTTATCAATAATAAAATGTTCAACCAAATAAACACCATCAATTATTTCATTATCATTATGTTGAAAAGAAACTTGATTTATTAAGTTTTCCATAACGAATTTGTTAACAATTTTTTTGATTGTTTCTTTTGAGAATACAACATAGAATTCTTCTCCTTCATCATTTCTTCGTAATATAGGCGTGTCAGCCAAAATCGAAACCGAAATAAATTTCTGTTCGCTATCATCTTGTTTAAATTTGAAATTATCAACTTTAGAGAATGCATATCTCTCATATTCAACTGCAGGGTTTTCTACAAATGAATTTCGTATCATTCCTGTTTGATCATCGTAATCGACAATCATTTCAAATACTGGTTTTCCGTTTTTTTCCATAATTTTATTTTATTTATTTAATAAGTAGAAGAATTTTCCATTCTTGAAACTCTTCTTTGAACTCCTGTTAATTCACTTTCCACAACAACAGCTTTTACAACTGATTGATTCCCTTGGAATATATTATTAGAACCTGATGATAAATTTGATAAAGGTTCAGGTGCTAATGAAATTCCTCCACCTGCTTTATTTATTTCAGATAGAAGTGTTGGGAACATAGATGTAGAATTTGCATTTATTACAGCTTCTCCAGGAGCAAGTGTCGCTGGAACTGAATCTATCGTTGAAGGTCCGCTACCAGGTACAATACCCCCACGTGCAGCTGTGAATTTTTGAGATGCAATAATTCCAACTTGAGCAGCAGATAAAGCGCCATTTATTCCAGCTAAAACAAAAGAAGCTGGTGGTGGAACACTACCTAAAGCTTGAAGAATAGATTGAGCTCCAAGCATAACAGCATTTGAAATCCTTAGGGCTTTATCTTGATTAAATTGTTTTTTCTTTATTGCTCTTTCCTTTTGTTCTCTTTGGTCATTCAACTCTTCAATTCTTCTATTATATTCTTCTTCAGTAATTAATCTATTTGCTAATTCATCATCAAGAGCTTCAGTTCTGATTCTAGCATTTTCTTGTACAGAAAAATTTGCTTGTTGATTCAATTGTGAAAATAATTGTCCAAGCAAATCAGTTACTTGAGTTCCAATATTTACAGTAAAATCAGTTATTCTTCCAAGTATTACAGCCCAATCTTTTTCCCAACTTTCACCAACTTTTATAAAAAGTTCTCTAAAATATACATACGCTTTTTCTGTTGATTGTTTTGCAGATTCGCTTGTCGAATCAAATTGTTTTTCGTTTAACTGAGCTATTTTAAGATTTGATTCTGCTATTATTTTTTGACGTTGTTCTTCTGTTAGTTCAGTATTTGTTAATTCTATATCTCTTTGAGTTTCTACTTGATTAATCCTAAGTTTAGTTAATTGATCTGAATATTTTTTCCTTATATTTTCTTTTTCTTCTTCTGTTGAAGCCGTATTTATTTCTTCTTGTTGTAATGTTTCAAGATTTAAAAGCTGTATATCTGATTCTAATTGTTTTTTTGAATTTAATTTCTGTAAATCATATTTTTTATTTATTGCAGTAATCTTTTTTTGATATTCTTCTGTTATTGCAGCAGTATCTTTCCCAGCAGCATCAGCAAGAGCTGTCAAATCTTCATAATGATTTGCTAAATCTTGTAACTCTTTTTCTTGTGCATCAGTTATATTTGATTGTCTGTCAGCTTCAATTGCATCATAATAAGCCAATAACTTATCGTTATATTCCTTAATTCTTTTTAATCTATCTTCTTCTTCTTTTAATTGTTCCGCTTTTGTTTGTTTTCTATAATCAGCATCTAATTGATCTAATTTATTTTGGTATTCTAATTGTAAATTTATTTTTCTTGAATCTGCATCTAAAATAATTGCATATGTATCTGTCAAACTTGAGTTTAGATTATCAATTTTATCTTGCGTTTGAAAATATTCTTCCATTTTATCTTCATCAAGATATTGTTTAGATAATTTTCTTAATGATTCTTTTTGAGCTTTTAAATTGTCATATTCATCTAAATATTGTTGTTCTTTAAATTTTCTATCAGCATCTGCAGCTTTACCTTCTGATTTTATTGCATCTCTATCAAAATCATATAAATCTTTTTTTAAAGCTTTTATTTTGTTGTTTTCAGATTCAGTTCTTTGGGTTTTTAATTCTAATAATTCAATTTCTGTTTGTAAATTTATTCTTGCACTCTGATTTTCTAATTCTTTTTGTTTTACAAATGAATTTGTAAAAGATTGTTGTCTAGTATAAAATTTATTTATTTCACCAGCTTGTTTTTCTAATGAAGTATTTAATTTTTCTGTAGCAACTGACGCATCTTCTGTTGAACTTGAAAATAATGCATATGCCCCAACTAATGCTGTAATACCTGCAATAATAAGAAAAATTGGATTTGCATTCATTACAGCATTCATTACTTTTTGTGCTGTTGTTGCTGTTCCTGTTGCAACAGCTTGAGCAACTGTTGCTTTATTAAACAATGTAGAACTAGCTGTTGCAGCAGCAAATGATGCTTTAATATTCGTAATTGTATCACCTAATCCACCAAGTGATTGAACTGCATCAGATAATCCTGCAACTGCTTGTAATCTTACTAATGTTTGTTCAACAGCTCCAGATTCAACACCAAATAAAGCCATTGCACTTGTTACTCCTTGAAATCCTGCAATACCAATTGATGCTACTCCTGTTATACCTTTTGCTAAATTTTCAATAGGTGCACCTGCTGTTGCATTAATTACAGCATTTGTATCAGCTATTTGATCTTTTAATTTACCTGCTGCAGTTGTTAATTCATTAAATCTAGCACTTCCTGGCTCTAATCCCTGAAGTTCTAAAGTCATAGCTTTCAATTGAGCTTTTAAAGAAGCAGTTGATTTTGCTGTATTGTCAATAGCGCTAGCAGTACCGTTTATACTTGTATTTAAATTATTTATATCTTTTGAAGTATTCTTTAACTCATTATTTAAACTCTTGATGTTTTTTTGAGCACCAGAAGAATCAATCATAAGTTTCATTTGTGGAAGAACTTGAGCCATAATTTTTTATTATAAATATTGAAATCTAATTATTGTTTTTAATTCAAAAATGTCCAAGCACCACCAGCAGTTGTTCCACTACCACCAATTACACCATTTGTAACATTTAATGAGTTTGTTATTGTTGATCCAGTACCTAATGTAAAAACAGCTGGCCCTGTAAAGTTAATATCTGTTACATTTGTATTTGAAATAACAGATTGTAATGGATTAAGCAAGTTTATATTTGCTCTAGTTCCTGGTGTTGCAGATCTAAATCTAGCACTAGTAGCAGATTGTGTTGTATTTGGTGTAATACTTAAAAATCCATTTATATTTACTGTACTTATTGTATGTGTAACGCCTGTATTAAAACCTATATTAAAAGGTTTGTATTGTAAAATACCAGTGTTATTTATTATACCTGGTGATAAATTCATTGATTGTGTTACATTCAAAGCTCCAGTTCCTGCAATTGTTAAATAGTTACTTGTTGAAACTGATGGGTTATAAGTAGTACTATTAGGTGCTCCAATAAAATTTTTAACTTTAAATTCACCTGTTAAATTTAAAACACCTGCAACAATACCATCAGTTATATCAAATGTTTCAAATTCACTTGCTCCACTACCACCGTTTATTGTAATAGGGAAATTAAGTGCTTTTATTCTCATCTGATTAAGTGTACCAGCACTATAAGTAAATACACCATTTGTACCTAATCCAATTCCTATTGTTGATCCTGAAATAGTTGTAGGGCTATTTATAACTAGACCAGCCCCTCTATAGTTAGGTAATGTTACTGGTCCTGTTCCTGTTAAGTTAATGAATGTATTTCCAACGCCACCGATTGTAGAATTAATACCACTATTAATTGAACCACTTACATTTAGTGAGTTATTAATTATATTTAAAGTGTTATTAAAACTAAAATTGACAACGTTCAAAACATCATTAAGTGTTTTATTATTAGTAAAAGATAAGTTTGGTATAATTTTACCGTTGCTTGTTATCTGAGCAGCAGATGATGTTATGGTAATAAATGAGCTGCCTGATATTCCCATCGCAGCAACAAACGTTTGTAATGCGCCACCACTTACTGTCCATAATGCATTAAGTGTTAATGTATTTGTGTAATTAGTAAAATTAAATGATGATGCAACTGAAGAAACATTGACTGTTAATTGACCTGATGTAGCTGTTGCTACTATGTCGTCAGCAGATGTTGGAACAATACCCTCAACCCAAGTTGTAGTTGCATTATAGTTACCTCCAGCATTTGATATAGTTCTTGTTGCCATAATTATATATTTTTATTTGTTTCGTAATCAATATAATCTACAAATAAATCAGATTTGTCATATTCTGAGTTATTTGAATAATCAATTATTAAATCATTTATTCTTCTTGTTATTAATTCCTGAATTTCTTCTTCAGTAGTAGATGATAAAAAACATATCTCCCAATTTCTACCATCATATTCAAACATTATTATTTTGAATATTTCTTCGGTGTGATTTACTATATATTCCATTACGATTTATTTATTTTAACTGATAATGTTACTCTAGTTGCATCTGATGCTGAAACAACATTAAATCCAATTAAATCACCTGCATTTACAGCTGTATTCCATCCTGTAAGAGTTGATGATTGAGCTTTAACATCTGATGTAAGTGTTGGTCTAGCACTTGCTGTAATTGAATCTCCAGATGTTGGTGGGAAACTAGCATATGTATCTTTCCATAAATCAATTACTGCTGAACCTGTTTGGTCAGCAAGTATTGTCCAAGATGTTATTGTTCCTGAATACGGAATTTCAACATAACCCTTAACTCCTGTTGTAATAGCACTTCCTCCTCCATCAATTGTAATTCCAAATGAACCAACGTTTGTTCTATTCTCCCATAATGTAGTTCCAGAATTATATACTAATAAATCACCATTTGTTGCTCCTGTTGCTTTAACATTATGCAATTCATCTAACTCATAACCATTTTGTGGTTTAACATATAATTGACCATTACCACTATTTGCTCTTTGTACAACACCAACAAAAACTAAGTGATTTGGGGCATATTTTTTAATATTTGTAAATGTTCCTGGTGTTTCACCTAACCATAAAATATCACCAGCGGTATAATCACCTAAATCCAATCCATCAAGAGTTCCTTGTGTAATAATGTAACCCAATCCATTAACACCAATTGATTCAGCCACAACTCCAAGTGTTTTTGATGATGTTGTATCACCAGTTGCTGATGCTCTTTTAACTGACATCTTATCACCACTTGCACCAAATATATAAACAACCTCACCTTTATTAAGTGTTGATGAATCTACATTTTTTACATAAGCATAAACAGATTCGTTAATTTTACCAATAACATTTCCACCAATCATTCCAACTTGTGGTACACCAAAATCAGTATTCCAAGATATTGTTCCAACTGGAGTTGTTCCAGTGTATGTTGTATTTAGCGCAATTGTTTGTGCTGATAATGTAGATGTAAAGTTTGTCGGACCAGTTACAGTTCCTCCAGTAAATGTTCCACCACCACCACTTATTCCAGTTAAATTTGAACCGTCACCATAAAATGTTGTAGCACTTACACTATTTAAACCACCAAGGTTATTATTACTATTTATCATTTTTTATAATTTTTTTTAAACGTTTGGTACTGAGTATATTAATTCATACTTAACTGACCAATTTATTGTTGTTGCAGCTTCACCAGTAACACGAATTGCCAAGTTTGATGATTCAATTTCAATCGTTGAAGTTGCTGTTGTAAATTCTGTTTTCTCTAATTTATCAACTCCACCAAATATTGTTGGGGTATAAGAATTAATTCTAACCGCTGCATATAACTCAGCAACATAAGCTGTATCTTCATCACTATTTAACGCTGTAACAGTTGCTTTAACACCAATAGCTCCAGTTTCAATTTCAAGGTCAGATAATGGCCATACAACACTTGTTATTGTATCATCAGTTGTTTGAACACTTCTAAAGTTTGTTTTTGAAACACCTTTTGATATACCAGTTGATTGAAACTGTGATTGATAAAAACCATTCTCATTATTAACTATAAAATTAGTATATGATGAACCAATTACTTCACTTATTTTAACACCGTCGTTATTTATTTGTATAAAATCTTCTTGACCTTCACCACCTTGAACAGTATGATAAATATTCTCTACTGTGATTGTTGAAGATGCTACATTAATGCCGTCATTTGTTTCATCATATATATAAGCAACTTCTTGTAGTCTAATTGATTGAGTATCATCTATATTTGGTTGTGATATTCTTGTTTCGTTTTTAGGGATACTCGCATCTGTTGTTTGAACAATAGTATATTCAGAATTAGTAATTATTGTTTCTTCACTTGTTAATCTTTTTATGTTACTATAAAAATTATTACCATCAGATGCTTGGTATATAATATTACGTATAGATGTAGTATCAATATTGTGAAATATTGTTCGATCTTCTGTATCAGAAAATAATTGATTTTGAATATTATCTTTTCCTGCTACTTTTATTGTGCTATTACCACCACCATCATCAATTGATTGATATTTTTCAGTTGCAGTTAATCTTACGCTAGCAATATTACCATTATTATTATTTCTTACTCTTTCTTCAACCATATCTCGGTCAAGATAAATACGAGTATCAAGTTCTAAATCATACCGATTTACACCTAAAGTAATAAGTTCATCAGCTACAGATGATTTAGTTACAGAATTATCAGATTGTGTTTTAATAGTTTGATTAATAACAATTCCATCATCTCCATAACCATTAAAAATTTGAGCAGTATTGTTATTGTCTAAATTTGTAACTTTTGAATCTGTGAATGGTGGTTGAACATCAATATTGTTTCTATATGAAACATCAGTTGTGTTTATTATTGTATTGTATGCTCCAGACAAAACAAGTGTTTGTGCTGTAGTATCTTCTTGAATATATGTATAACCAGTAAATGTTGAGAATCCAGAAATTGAATTATCAACATATTCTTTATCAACCAATGAACGATTAACAAAGTTTGCTGAATAATCTGAATCATATTTAGCACCCTCAAATGTTCCAGTTCCTTCAATCCAAATATCATTTGGTTGAACTGAAATTATTGATGTATCACTACCATCAGTAACTCTTGTTTCTATAAGAAAATTTGTTACAGCAATATTACCAAGTGTACCACCAGTAGTTGCTGATGATAAATTTATTCCATTACCTCCCTCTAAAAATCCTTGAGTAATATTAATTGTGTCACCATTTAACTTATCTTCAATTTGAGAATTTAATAAATAACTATCTCTTTGTGTGTAGTTTTTATAATTAAAATCTTCAACATCAAAAATTATAGTACTAGACCCACTTAAAGCAAGTGATTGTAGGGAAACATCTTCCTGGATGTATGTATAACCAGAAAAGCCACCAGTTCCACCAGTAACTATTATGCTTGATAAATCAACTGTATATGCAGAAGCTGATTCAGGAGTTTCAAAGTAAATTGTATTTCCAATAAGAGTTGCTCCAGTTGTTAATCTATTTGCTGTTTGACCACTTAAATCGAATTCTACTAAACCATTATTGGTTCTAATCCAAAATCTATCGTCAACAACATTAACAAATCCTTCACCAACCAAAATATCAGTTGGTAACCAAGAAGAATCTATTGTTGTTGCTGTAGTTATTGTTGGAATAACACCAGGTGCTGTAGATCTTTTGAATAATAATCTTGAATATTCAGTAATGTTTGCCATTGTTTATTTATAAATATAGTTTTTTAAAAAATGTTTTTATGATTTTTGACCACCATCAATTATTGGTCTAGAATAACTTGAACCGCCAGGATTTCTTACGCTATCAAATGTTCCATCAACAACTTCAATTGGGTTTGTTTTTGCGTAGTTAAATACTTCATTTAATCCTCCATCAATAATTAATAATCCATTGTGTAATATATTTCCTTCTTTATTTATTTTTACTGCACCTATGAATACTGAACCATTTTCATCTGCAGTAATTCCATCTCCAATAATAACAGCATTTTCAATCCCATTTAAAATTGATGAGTTTGAACCAATTATAAGCCCTTCTTTAGAACCAGGTTGTATATAATTTTGTGATCCAAAACTTTCTATTGAAACTGCATTTCTAGAAGTCAAATATCTATTCAATACTAAAGGTCCACGTTCTTCTATTGTTGGTATTACTTCTATTGATGATTTTGATAACGGAACTCTTTTAAATCCATCTTTTTCAATTGGTGGTATTACTATTTTTAAAAAACACATACCATTAACAAAAGTACCACCAACTTGTTTACAGCAATCAGTATTTACCTCTTTTCCTGATGGAGAAACTACCACATATCCTTGTGGTGTTTTTTTAGATACCATATCTACTGGACAAGATTTATTTGAGGTTGGAACTTCTACTAAATATTTTGAAATTATATTTAAATCAATAATCTTATAAAGAACAACTTTTGTTAATCTATCAGTTTGTACAGGGTTATAATCTTTAATTTTATTTATCCTCCAATAAGAACCCATTAAAAAAATGATATCTCTAAAATCAAAATTAGCAATATCTTTTGGTGTTAAGTGAACTGTACACTCTAGAAGTTTTGCATTATTATCAATAATATTTAATAATGTTTGCTTGTGAAATCTTTCAAATAAATTTTGGTTTGGGAATACATTAGAAGAATTCCAATAAATTTTTTGAGTTCTACCAAAAGATAAATCCCACTGAGGTTTTGTTGGGTGATCCCACATTCCACAGTATGGGTATTTGTTTACTGTTAAAAATGTTGGATCTGTTGGATATTCTTTTATTGTAAGTGTTGAACCTTGTTTTAAATTTATTGAACCTCCATAAAAAAGAATTCTTTGTTTAACTTTTTTAGGTTTTAATTTATCACCATCATAAGTAACAAAAAACGGAGCAACTTTTGAATCAATGAACTGACTTGAGTTTGGTGTTGGAGAAAAACCAATTTTTAATTCATTTGTTTTATCAGAAAAATCATTGTCAATTTTATATTCATAATCACCATAAACTCTATTTGTTTCATTTTTATACTCTTCATTATAAAAATCAGAATCTTCTGTATATGTAAATTTATAAGATTGTGCATCCAATTCACTCATTGGAGTAATAATTATTTCAGAATCTAAATCAAGTTTCTTTTCTTCATCCCAATTTAAAACTCTTTCTCTACTTTTGAAAAAATCATCTCTAG